CCTATAATTCTAGGTTTACTAGCAGCAGTAGTACGGAACCCTAATCTAGTAGTATCTTTAGTTTTCATAGATGCTACTTTAGTTTCATAATATAAATTAAGATAAGACATTTGCATTAGACGATCTAATGTTGTATTACCTATACTATTACTTTCTACAGCTAATAAAGCATTATTGTAATATCTACCTAAATAAAATAAAATATCCCCAAATGTACCTGGGTCCATAATATTAGTTCGATACATAGCACATAGTTGACGCTCAGGATTAAATACTGTAGCTATAGAATAATCTTGATTAGTACCTAAAGATACATCAGCCCCTATAACATATTTAGCATCAAACGTAGGAGGTATCCATACTTGTAACTCCCCTTCCCTATTATCGTCCCAAGATCCAAATTCATCATTAAATCTTAAACGTTTACGGGGTGCTTTAGGAAGCATATCATTAACTACTTCAGTACTAAAGACATTAGATCCAGATACAATAAAGGCTTCATCAGGTTCTGCAGGATATTCTTGTTGGAATTTCCTAGCCCCCGATTCTTCAATTTTAAATCGTCTCCAGTATAATTGAGCATCATCTAAGTTATATTTCTCAATTAACTTTTCTTCTTCCTCAGTGTATTCTAATTCACCGGGAGGATTTAATCTATATTCTTCAGTAAGAAACCAAGGAACAAATACAGGGATATAACCATTCTTTCCTTCTACTGCTCCTTTCCAGAGCCTATAGAATTCTCCAGAAGCTCCGTTTGCAGTTGATTCAAGGATAACCTCTGTGTTATCAGCTTGGGATATCCCTTGGAATAAACCCGCAAGAATCTTTTCATCATGCTGCCAAAATGCAACTTCTGATAAGTGAGCAATTGTAGGCGTAGTTCCCCTACCTGCCTCGGGTGAGCCAGCAGTATATAATCTATAACCTGCATTGTTATGTTCAAACTGGATTTCTTTAGCATTCGACCTACTATAGGAAGGTCTAATATCATCATCCATATATTGAATAAGGTTCTTAGACATAGCAAACAAAGCATCCGAAGTAGGGCTATCGTGAGCCATAACGACTGACCTAGTGTAAGCATTATAATACGTCTTCCAAAATACTCTAGCAGCACAATAAGTAGAAATACCCTGTTGTCGAGCCTTAAGAATAATAGCTCTTACCTTTCCGGTATCCTTTAATTGTTGCTCTAGTTGTTCATTAATAACCTTCTGAGCATCATTAAACTCAAAAGGTACAAATCCTTTAGAAGACTCTTTTGTAATAATCTTAATATGCTCTTTAGCAAAGTCTTCGAAATTATCTTTGTAATATTCTTGTTTCTCTCGTCTTTTCTTTTCTTTAAGTAATTCTAATTTTTGTCTGTTATTTAATCCCATGCAGTCCTCTGCTAACTTCTTGATATCGCTGGGGTTTTTCCTTAACCATGCTTCTGGTAACTTATTGAAAAATAAAGGGTTTTAAAATATTGTGATTTTTATTTTGGTGGCCCCTGTGGGGAATTTTGGGGACTCCTCTGTGTGTGTCTTTGTTTGAGTCCCTGCTTCCTTCCTCCCCTCCCTCTGCTTTCGGTCCCCCCTGTGGGCTCGTTGGCCTTGGTTGGGTGGTTGGTTGTGTCCCGTGTGGGGCGTCCGTCCGGGCGGTTTCCCGGTTTTGGCTTTTCCTTTGGAGGTGTGCCATGTCTGTTGTTGTTTCTTCTTTCTCTGCTGTGTCTGGTTCTCTTCGTTCTGTTCCTTCGGCTCCTGTTTCGGTGCTGTCGGTTTCGTTCGTTGGTTCTGGTCCTTCGTGTACCGTTGTGGCTCGTTGTTCTGATGGTCGCTCTCGTCGTATGCGGGTTTCTCGCTGTGGGTCTGTGTCTGAGGCTCGTGCGGTTACTCGTGCGTTGATGGCGGCTCGTGACTCTGGGTCGCTCGTTCGGTTCGTTGCTGCGGGTAATAACTCGCCTGACGTCTGGTTCTGCGGTCTCGTTTGAGGCTGCTGACAGTCCTGCCTCAGGGCTTCCTCTTGGGAGTCCTGTCTCGGTCACTGTCGGCCTGTTCGCTCTTTGGAGGTTCTTGTGAATTTGTGGTTTACTCTCTTCTCGACTGTTGGCGTATTTTCTTTCGTCATTGGTCTTCCTTGGCTTGCAATTGGCTCTTGGAGTCATGATGCTCGTGAAATCTTTGGAGCTTCTATGGCTCTAGCTCTTGGCGGTGTATGCTGCCTTCTTTCCTTTCTAACACTGTAGGAGGTGTGAGATGACTAATATTCGTGAAACTTTAGTGGCTGAAGCTAAGGCTCAGTTGGAACATTTTAATTCCTTGAAGGGGTCTTTTGATTACCTTAAGGCTGAGTTTGATAAGCTTCCGTCTAATATGGAAGGTGTGAAGGCTATGAGTCATATTAATGTTGCTCTTAACCTTCTTGCTGATGAGATGGAGTCTACTGTTAATCGTGGGCATAGTCTTATCGACGAAGCTAAGGTTGTGGATTCAATTCCCTTCTGAGTGACAGCTAAGAGGCTCTTCGGAGTCTCTTGTCAGTCATTCCGACTGGTTACATCTAAACTTAAGGAGAACTATTATGTTTGATGTTAAGAATACTACTGCTGCTACTCGTCGTTCTATTAAAGTTAAAGTCTTAGACTTGTTGCTTAAGGAGGACGATCGTGCTCGTGGGGTTACTGTTGTTGCTAAGTGTGATGATGGTAACTATCGCTCTTGCCACTTGTGGAAATACAGCGATAATCCTGATATACGTCTAGAGTTTGTTAAAATTCTAGCTCGTATTAAGAATGAGAAGAGAACAGTAGTCTTTGAGGCTGCTGGTGGATTTAGCCCTGATCGTTGGTTTAGTTCTTTTGAAGAAGTAGAGTGTGTTGATACTGAACTTCAATTAGCTTACCTTCAACAAGCACTTCAAGGTTAAGTGACAGCTATAGGGCATCCTTCGGGGTGTCCTATGTCAGTCATTTCGGCTGGATAAACTATAGGAGAAATAAAATGGAAATATCTGCAATTGTAATGCTTTGTGTAATAGTGTTTTATGCTATTGCTACTAAAAACGATTAAGGAGAAACATTATGGAAAGCTTAACAGTACGCATGGTAGAAGCGGTTAAGAATCTACGCAAAGAAGCACCTGAGATGTCTGACACTGAGGTTCATCAATGGATAGACGAAGTAATTCAGGACGGTGTAGACATGAGAGAGGTGTCCTTAAAAGAATACCAAGCTTATCAGTCTAATCCATACGGGTTTGCCTTAGAGGTAATGAAAAATGTATAACTCAATAGCAGATGCATACGAAGACATGAAAGAAAAAGGCTATGTCCTTATAGGGTCTTTCAAAGACAAGAACCAATTAGATGCTTTCTTCGAGTTTTATACAAAACTAGAGGAGCGTCTAGAGGCATCTAAGAAAGCCATGGAGGAGTACCGTAAAAACAACTAAGAGTGTCCTATAAGTGTCTCTAGAGTGTCCCATAAAGTGGCACTCTGGAGCACTCTGGGTACATTTAAGGTACATTTAAGGGGCATTGCAAGGTAACCTATGCGAGGTGGGGTATCTTGCGGTGTCTTTTCGGGGGCATCGAAAGCCAAACAAAACTTAAGGAGAAATATCATGAGTGAATCATGTTGGAAATACCCAATGGCTAATCTGTGTATGATCATATCTGACTTTTTTGTCAAAGATGTGTTAGGGAACATACCTGATGAGCGAATAACAGGTTCCGGTAAGACAGCTTGGGATGACTATAAGGTCTGGTTATGCTATCCTTGTGGATCTGTAGCTGTAGATGGATTACCTCTAAGGTGGCGCATAGCTATTATGTTTGACTTGTTAGGTAACTATCACTGGACTAACTTTTCTTGGGCGTGGAATCCAAAGAGATTATCTTATACTTGGAGGACAGCCTTTATTGAATGTATTTTACAACGGAGAGTAATCTAATGTCTAGATGCACTAACAAAGTAACCCAGTATGTACCATCAGGGTACGACTATCGTCCAGTCGAATCCGATTGTGGTACTACTGGTATCCGTGGAGAGTTACTTCTATGTGACTCTTGTGAACACACTAGGGAACGCCGTGAGGCTAACTCTAAAGCAGATAACGCTTGGTTA